CTCGGCTCTCTAGTTGAGTCCATAAGATATTATGGACTTGAGAGATTTGTCCAACATTTCCCTATATACAGGGATCTGTCCATGGACATAGCGAAAATCCCAGAACCTTTTGGTTTGGGAAAACCGGTGGATGAACTCCAACCGACTTCGCTGGGGCACATATCATCTGTTATCCAAGCAAAGCTCCGTGCAGGAGCCTTGAGGGATATGAAAGATGATGTTTCCGTGGCCCGTGATATCTTTCACGGGTTTGGCCGATCTGGATTTCTCAATCCAGAGCAGGACGCTTCTTTGCGTCCAATACCTTTCCACGAATTTAAATTCGTGGATAAGGCGTACGAGCCCAGCACGGAGCCATACTTAACTGTTTTTGAGCTAAGTATGTTGGAAGAATTGGACGGCCTTATTCAGACCGTCAATTCTGCCCTTATGCAGTCTGAGAATGCTCAGAATGCATGTGAACGTATTGGTCAAATGTACCAATACTTCCTCTCAAGGTACCCGAATGACCTGCGATGCAGGGCTAGTAACAGCCCCGGTCGACAGGCTCGAGTCCTGAGGATAGCTCCTGACAAGGGAGCCAAGCCTCGAACCTCAGAATTACAACTTTTAGTTGATCTTCTGAGGGTCTCCCAATCTTCTGATTATGAAAATCAAGACTTGGGAGGTGGTGGGATTGAACGATAACGTTCAATCGCAGTTTCGCGTGACTGGTCAGGATCTATTTGACTCTGACCAGCTCCAATTCTCTCAGGCGGCTTTAATGGCCGTATTAGTAGAGTTGGAGCACGGGCATCCGGGTACATTAGCCTTTGTGGTTAGGCTGATGGCCCTAGCGGCAGACGGATGGCGTTTCAACGCCACCGCTTCGGACCCCCAAAGATCATTGGAGGTCCAAGCCGAGTTAATTTCGCTGCTGATAGACATCGATAAGAGTCTATCTGCACGCCAGCGCACAGGAGGTATCCGATGATGGACACCAAGACGAACACTGCGACGGCAGCATCCGTCAAAGAGCATCCTTCTGAGGTACGTCAAGTACTCAGAGAGGAAGAGATGAATACCCCAGAAAGGGTTTCACCTCAGAGGACGAAACAGGAGCCTAGAGTCCAGAAGAAGGCAAAACCTTCTAATGGAATTAGGGAACTGAAAGAGGCATTGGCGAAAGCCAGAAGCCAAAATCAGTCGTTGGCCGAGCTCGTGAAGAAACGAGAAGCCAACTCGCCTGCATTCAAGATCAACGAGGATTCGTTGGATCTTGAATATTCCGTCGTGATGGGAAAGCAGCGATATACTGCTACCCAACCACTAGTGAAAGGCGAGCTCGCAAAGGCGCTCGCCCCACTGTTGGCACCCTTCATAAGGGTGGCCAACGCTCTCCTCCAAGGTCACGATTTACGTGAGTTGAAGGAAGCGCGCGTTCGAGACAATGACGGAAGACTAACCGATCA